TCACTCCTCTACTGAAAAGCAAACATTTTGCCACTTTTTATAGGCATCAAAGTACAGTTCCTGCTTGTCCCCGTTGTATGTCAACTCATAATACATACCATCAGACACTGTGGTACTGAGAAGCGCCTTGTTATTCTGAAGCGTTTTGCAGGACCACACTACAAACACATCCGCCTTGGTGATCTGTTTCTGATCTGTCTTATCAGCATTTTCGTTGAAATATTCTGCTACATGTTTCTTACATAAACTAATAAACTTCTCGCTTCCCACTGTTTAGCCCTCCTCGTAAAGAATAGTTAATCCATATGCTACTGCTGCGTCGTGCTCGATCCGGCACCCTCTCGCCTGCTCCCAACCTTTGCAGAAATAGGCGGCATGGCACAGCGACATGTTTTCTAATGACTTCGCCAGAAAGCACAGAGGAATCTGTACTACTCCACGTTCTTTCATCTTGTCACTACTGTACCATTCATCTGTAAATAGAGTATTGACGACCTCATGCTCCTTGTCTTTTAACACTTCGATTGCTTTTTCTCTTGTTGTTTTAATCTCTTCTTCCGATTTTCCAGCCATCGGCTGAGATAACATTGCTTTCATCATAATCTTATCTTCTTTCTTTATTTTCCACTATAAAAATACCCGGAAGAATATACTTCCGGGTTGTTGCACCGGTGCAACTCTGGTATCAATCGTGATCTTCCGGAATCGTTACCCCAGCATGAATCAGTTTCTCCGTCACCGCCAGTCCTCGGATCAGGAACTCCGGCACATTATATCCACACTCCACTAAATTTTCCAAGATGCTCCGGATTTCATTTACAAGTAACGAGGTCAATGTAAACCAGCCCAGTAATACCAGAAATCCCAGATCAATTCCTAAAAGATCTTTTCCAAGATGAATAAACAATGCTGGAATCAAAAATGCGACGGCAATGATGATCCAGTAGCCTACTTTCTTCGCCGCTCCTTTCAATCCCGCCTTGCTGCTTTCTTTTCCAGGTTTTCTCGACTTATACCATCCAGTAAGCCAGTCCAGAATATTGCAAAGCAAATAGCCCGCAAAAACGTACCAGTAGGTTCCGAAAATTAATGTTAAAATCATCACTACTGAGCCTGCCACAGCATTGTAGCGATCAATGAAGGTTTTTGTCATGATTATCACTCTCTTTCTCTAATTTTATAAATTTTCATCTTTTAAAACTTAATAAATGTCGCTGTTTCTGGAGATTTGTATGGCATAATGCAATATCATTCATGATTTTCTCCTTTATTCAAGCCAAATCTCATAAATTTCTCCGAGTATACCCGATACTGCGCTTCCACTACTTGCGCTATACAGTTGGAAATAAATGCGATCATTAAAGCTCTTTGCCGCACTTCTTAAATCGGACTCATAAACCATCTCACTATATGACAGACTAACTTTATCATTTGCCAAAAGATCAAAGTCGCTGTTTTGTTTTCCAAAAACATTCACGTAAAATCGATCATAACGTGCTGATGAGATTTTGCATCTCATTTTAAATTTAGAAAATGCGCTAAGATCCCACTTACCATTAGTTACCAATGTTCCACCCGTCCAAGGACTGGATCCAACTTTACTATAAACAATGGCATTTGATGCAAATGCAATTCCCCCATTGTAAGTGTATTCATCACTAACAGAAATTCCTGCGATATTGTTTCCCCTATTGTATAAATATACATGGGTAGTAGTCGCGCTAACATCTGCTTGTATTCCATCATCAAGTCCCGTACAAAAGCTGGTGCAGGAAAAATAGTACTTTGTAAGTGGCTTCAATCCGGTAATATCGGCATAGTTATTCCCATTAGCTTGGTTCGGATTGCTTCCAGCCCCCGTGTAAACCCTTGTTCCGCCGCTCGCCCCCGGTGTTCCGTCAGTAGACGTCTGGATGCGGATACCTTCCCACGGTCCCTTTGCCGGGTTCTTCCAGCTGACACGGATCGTATTATGAGAGAGAGCGGCAGCACTAAAAGATATTGCAGACTGAATTTCCATCGTCCCAGTCCGAAGTACCCCATCTTTCCAATACTTCAACCCTTTTTTTACATACTTATCCTCTGCTGTCGCGCCGGCAGTTTGGCTCGCCAAGCTTGCTGTTGTAATTTTGCCTGATCCATTATGTATTCCAGCCGGAATGGTAACAGACTGCCCTGCTAAAAGTCCCGTATTGGACCATGCACCGCGATCTTCCTGTGTTCCTGTAATCGTTTTACCATTAACAACCGCTGTCTTGCCTTTTCTTATGTCTGAGTCTGCCGCGGTTCCACCGGTCTGGCTTGCAAGGTCTTTTGCCGTTACGGTTCCCTTTCCATCGTGATATCCTCCCGGAACCGTTACAGACTCTCCTGCTGCTAAGGTCTTTTTCCAGCCAGACTGATCTAACATTGTTCCTGTTGTTGGATCGTCTCCAGAATCTCCTGTGATAGCTGTATACGGGGCAAGGACATGTTTACGATTGGCTGTGCACTCATCTGATCCGGATCCGGCAGCTCCTTGCTTAACTAAATACGCATCTGCCACTCTTTTATTCCTCCTTCTTATTCTCCTGAAGCCACTTCTCTGTCTTTTTCCTCCAAAGCTTTGGCACCTCTTCAAGTGTCATTTCTCCTGCCTTAATACGCATTCCATAAAATCTCGCCATTACGCTGTCACTCCTTCCATCTGCTCTGCAAGGTCACTTGTCGCTTCTCCAAGATCTTTGATGGCCCCATCCTGTGTCGCCTGTCCCTCTTCCAAGGCATCCAGACGCTTCTCTTCGGCAGTTTTCTCCCGTAAACCGAAGAGAACCTTCACGGTGCCATCTTCCTGTTCTGTAGCCTGAATATGAGGTTCTATAAGAACCATTTCAGAATAAACACCGACAATAAGATCCGCACCATTCTTCACTGTGACCTCCTGAAGATTCTCCTGGGTAAGTCTTTTCCATAACAGGATCACATCATCAGCAGACTGGCAGATTACCTGCAACGCTGTGAGGGAAGCTCCCGCCTCCAGTTCGATGGTTGCGCCATCCTTTAGGATCAATTTATCTTTGTTCATATGAACTCCTTTCTGCCCTTCCTTATGGGCATAAACAATAGCCCTTGAATGGGCTTGTCTACGGGTAAAAAAAGGACCATCACGGTGTAATCACCGAAATGGTACTGGACTTAAGCATCGTTTTGTTGACGTCAACAAAATCACATCGTCTTCCCGAGGCCGGGAATTAGGTATGTTAATAACAATTTGAGTAAATGTGTAAAAGTAAATCCAGACGGGGTAAAAAGCGTTGAAATTACCAACAGCTATCAACCTGGTCGCTATTTCGAAATCAGTGCACGACAGCTTGACGGAGAGAGTGTTGCTTTACTTAGTGTAAATAAAGATACACTTAATGTGGCCACATACGAAAATAACATTTGGACGAACAGATACACGCTTGTAACGAAATCAGGTTTGTCCTCTTTTTTAGATGTTGTCACGGTAGAATATTCTGTAACGCTTTCTGCGAATCAGGGTAAGATTACGTCGGGGAGCGTAACGATAAAAAAAGGATATACTCCTTTACCAAAAATGCTTTCAGTGCGTATAGCGGGAACAACGGCAATTCGCATTACAGGAGATAATTATTACACTGATGGAAAAATATATGTTTTTTTGGAAAACACGACCACGGTAGAACAAACTGTCAAAGTAAGTGCCTCCGTGTTGTGTTATAAATCATGACAAAAATAATACAGCCCAAGTACCTCCATATGTAGCAGAGTTAGATAATGTAAGCTTATTTTCGCCATTATGAGTAACGGATACCTGTGTCGAAGATTTAACTGGAATACAATATATTTTATTTGATGATTCTTTTCGAATCAGATACAGGGCGGTTGCTTCATCTTTATATGTGACAATGCTCAATAAGGTTATAGCACTCCATGCGGAGACATCCAATACAGTGTCTCCGGGCATAAATTTACTGGAATCTTTTTTTGTCATATTCGATAAATCCGACTTTGTTGCATATACGTTCCAGGGAAGAGTTGGCCACTCGTTTGACCCTCCGCTTTTATACCATACTGGTGGGTTGATACCCTTTTTATATGGATATATCGTCATGGCTAATGTATCTGAAATTGTTGGTCTAACGACTTCCACAGTGCAAAAATTTACTCCGTCAAGTCCCGATGGAGCATTTTTATAGGATGCGGCAGCACCCAGGCGATGGTATCCTGCTGGAGTTTTCGGGTCGTTAAAATCGAAAACATCTGTTTCTGAATGTATGTACTGCAAGCACTTACTCAAATTGTTATTAGTCGTATCAATCAGATCCTTCAGCGCCTTCCCCTGTGTGGCATCCAGCGGATTTCCTTCCACCGTAGCCAAAAGATTATTGACCACCTGAGATTTCGCCAACAGCTTGTTCGCGACCTGTTCTGCAAGCGCATCAAGAAGTTCCTGGGCAGTGACCTCTCCACCTCCTGCCAGATTCTCCGTATCCGTTGCAAGCATATTCTCCAACTTTTTAAGCACCACCTGCGCCTTCGGTATGCGTTTCAGTTCTCCGCCGTCCTCAGCAATAAAATACTGGCTGTCAGTCAGATCTGCGGCCGGTACCGTACACAGGTTTTTTGTCTTTGTTTCGCTCATTCTGTCTCCTTTCCGCAGGTCAAGTAAACTCCATCATTGTCCACTAGCTGAACCCCTGCATTGTCCGTAAGATAGATATTCAGATCCTTATCTCCGCCACCTTCATCAATCCGGCTGGCCGTCGCAAGGATTCCTCCAATTACGGTCCACATCCCTATGCCCCCTTAATCTTCAGAGGCAGATCCATGGATGGCTTTTCGAAATTACAGTACGCCGTAAACTGCCCTTCTTCTGTTACAATCCGATCCACTTTGTCCCATTCTTTTCTAAGCCTTGTCTTCTCTGCTTTTGATGTTATATCAGCCGCACACTCAATAAATGGGCGGTCCGTATCCAGCATTCCTTCAACCTTAATTGTCTGCGCATACGGCGGTGTACTTGTCCATCCTGCCTCCGTCAGCGTCACTGATTTTTCCCCATACAGCCTGTTTACTGCCGTGTTGGTATTATTCATATCCAGTGCTCCGAAGCTCGTACCTTTCTGGGTGTACGTGGTCGCATCCTTTAATGTAACCTTCCCTTCCGTGTCCGTTGTCATTTTATATTTCCGTTCTCCCTCAAAGAGATCATCCTTGTAATCAGTCTTTAACATCTGAAATCACCTCCTCCCAACGTGAATGCCAAAGACTTTCTTCCCGCAAGTGCTCCGGTGAAATTATTGTGCATGATGAGGCATGCCGATTCGATCCGGTTCAGCTCCTCCCATGTGATGAACGGCTGGTTATCCTGATAGGTTTTCCGCACTCCCACATCAAACGGATATGTTCCTTCACAAATATGGTCCACATTCGCCTCAAACCGGTTGATCTCATCAGCGTAAAAACCGTAATCTGTATATGTCTTATCCTCACCCATTTCCTCAAAAGGAAACTCTTTCCACAACTCTCTGGACATATCCCGGAGTTCATTCAGATTATTTTTGATCCGGTTATAGTCCTCGATATTCATGAAGTCACTGGTCTTCCAATCTGTCTTAGGAGTCTGCCACATATCCCATTTCCCTCCTTGCCTTTACTGATCCGGAGAATGCTCCGTTAAAATTCAGCGTATGCTCGTAAATTCTGAGCAACAGCCCTGATACATATTTGTTTTCCAGATATGCCAGATCGTTCGCGTCAAGCCGCGGATCCCCGCGATAACTCAGATCATATTCCCGGTCCGCTTTCATGTAGTCCCCGATCCAGTCCGCCAGATCCGCTGCATGAACGATATCGGATACCAGAGGATTTTCCCAGGTCTCTACCGTTCCTGTGGTGCCAAGTTGACGGCTTACTTTCGCCTGCGATATCATGTACTCTTTTCCCGATATGACGACCTCACAGGCTCCCGCTACCCCGGAAAGCTCCACGGTCGCAAAGTAACACCCTGATTCTACAATCTTCGCCGTCTGCCCCTCCTGTGCGTCCGTGATTGCACATGCAAGGTCATATGAAGCGTTCGAAAAGTAAAATGTATATCGGTTATCCAATGCTGATACCGCTATCGTTTCCCTCGTGAGTTCTTTCGCTACTTCACTGCTCGGTCCGTAAATCGTGCGTACCACCTGCAGTTCCCTCACTTTTGCCAGCTGTGTGCCCTTCGGCGTTTTCGCCAGTTCTTCGCCATACTGAAATTCATAATCAGTACTATCTCCGAAAATCACATTGTCGAGGATCACGCGGTTATATGGTGTTCCCTCTGTAAACTCCATGATCATCTGGTCAAATTCCGGAAATTCATGGTTTACTGTAATAGTCTCATCCAGCTTCGCGATTGTATAAGACTCCTGCTGCACTCCTGCAAGATACGTGTGAATGATCATCTTCTTAGGCGGATTCTGGCCGAATTCCAGCGTGATCCCAAAGCATTTATAGCCTGCTTCCATGTCGATCTCCAGAGACGGATTTTCCGTGAAGCTGCCGTCTGCTGCCGCCACCTGTTCTGATATATAGCCCGTGCTGATTTCTTCCGAAGCCTGACGGGGTAAAAAGTATCTTGTTGATTTTACATCCGTATAATCTCGCGCCGGTGATGCGTAGGCTCTTCTGGATCCACGCTGCAGGACTCCGGCCGCATTACTGTAATAGGTTTCATTGTCTGATTTTGCCATGGCATCCGGATTGAAACTGGATCCCATGAATATCTTTCCGGTCCGATCCTGATAAAGAAGACACCTTCCGGCGTTTGCAATCAACTGCAAAGCCTCCCGGTGAGACACCGCAGGCATGGGATTTTCTACCAGAATATCCTTTAAGTAGGTATCCAGCCAGTAATCGCGCCGGTCAACCCCCGCATCTTCCAGTACATCGACCGCTAAGTCGTACAGGCTGATTCCTCCCGAATGCAGGATCCCGCCATAGTACGTCCCCGTCAAATCTTCGAAACGATCCGACGCTGTGAAACTCATTTCTTCATCATCAGCTGACCACTCCCGAAGATATGCGGTTGCTCCCGGCATCCATTCCACAGAGCCATCATCTAATGTCTGACCATACAGCACTGTGATCTCTTGCCCGATTTCCAGATAGTTCACCGCGGACTCTGAATTCTCAATATCCCAAATGCGGTTCTTGTTGTTGATCGTCAGGTCCATGTCCAGAGTCGGCAGTTCCTCCATGATAGGACTGATATGCTCCTTTTTCGTGGCAGATAAGATCTCGCGATTTCCGAAGTAAATTCCGATACCCAGTGTGATCTGCTGGAGCCTGAACCGACTTTGCCCATTTACCATCTTTATCGGAGTGAATCTCAAGAATGTCGCTCCAATAAACAACTCATCCGTGGTAAATGCCGCCGTGGTGTTCCCAGTCACTGTGACCGTGTGATTATCCGATTCAATTGTAAAATCAACCGGATAGGCTTTTCCAAAGTCTATCGTGACTCCTTTGATATCATGAGCCTCCGGAAGCCGGATCTCGATAGGTCCCAGAAGTGGTTCACTGACAAGCCCCTGATTCAGCACCACGTCCGCCCTTGTACGGGGAAGAAAGTACATGCTGCCGTCTACAATGCTGTAGTTCTGGTCACACGTCGCATACAGTTCTTCCACCTTATAATTGTCAAGCGGCATCTTAAAGCTGCTGTAGTAGGTGTACTTGTCGTGATCCGGCACATACGCAGATGCCTGTGCCTCCTGATTGATCAATCCGATCGATACCCGGATATATCCCTGAAGCCGGAAGCTTCCTTTCATGTGTTCCTTGTATGCGTTGCTTGCTGACTGCATTATTCGATCACCCCGCAATCGATAATATTCACTTTGCAGTCCTGGTATCTGGTCGGAAGCCCGTCAGCGTCAAACTCGATCGGCGTGGCCGTCCGATTTCCGGGGTACATCCGGATCGTCTGGAAACGATTATGTACCATGTCCGGAACCTTCGCCGTCACCACAAACTTATCGAATTCCTGAAGCATCGCGGCCCACATCTCAGCATCCAGAAACTTCCACTGTAAGCTGTCTACCTTATGCTGATCCCGGCCGACCTTCTGCCCTACGAATTCTCCCAGAGCATTTTTTCCGTCTGATACGTTCGTTGCTACTACAAAATTCGCTCCGATATCTGGGGCGGGAAATTCCCGCCCGTTGATCGTGATCACTGCCATGTTCCCGCCTCCTTTTATGTCGTTTTCAGTGTGTAGCCAGTCCTCTTATCCAGCTCTGTCAGCTTCTTCTTGATATCCCGCACGTCGATCTTGACTGTCAGGTCCATCGCCTCGATGAGGTTGATGATCTGCTTCAGGAGATCCACCATAAGTGCCAGATACTGGTCACTCATATTGTTTCCGGACGCAAGTGCCACGGCACGGTCTACCATTGCCTGCATACGATCCTCCGGTGCTACAATCTCGCCGTAATGCCGGTTATCTCCGATCATTGCAAGCTGCGGTGTATTTGCCCTCACAAAGCCGCCCTGCGCCAGTCTTGGGAGTTTTACCGTGGACATATTCGGAATATCAAGACCGAAGCTCTCACCGCCGATTCCCGGCACCCAGTCCGGCACGTCAAAGCTCAGGTTATTCAGTGCGTCTATCATCTTGTTGACGCCCTTCACAACTCCGTTTGCCATCTTCTCGACTCCGGAAAGAATGCTGTTGATCGCTCCACGGATTCCGCTCCAGATATCATCAAAGATACTGATGGTCTTCTCCTTTAAGCCGCTCCATACGCTGGTCCATTTGTCCTTGATGCCATCCAGTGCTGTGCTGATCCCGGACTTGATCGCCGTCATGATCGCCGTGATCTTATCACGAATTCCTTCGGTAATGGTCGATACCGTGGTACGGATTCCGCTCCAGATCTGCTCTGTCTTCGTCTTCACGGAGTTCCATACTTCTGCGATCTTATTGCTGATAGCAGTAAAGATGCTCTCTACCAGTGCTTTTATCGCATTCCAGCAAGTCTCTCCAAAGGCTTTTACCGCATTCCATGTAAGTGTCCACTTATTCTTGATTCGGTCTAATGTCAGTTCGATAATGGACCGGATCCCCTCGACCATGGTCGTCACCAGTGCCTTCATCGCCGTCCATGCGCCCGACAGCATCTGCTTTACACCGCTCCATGCTCTTTCCCAGTCAAGAGTGAATACTCCTAACAGAAAGTCAAGAAGACCGTTAAAGATATCAAGAACACCGCTGATCACATTTCCAACATTCGTGAGGAAATTAAAGAATGCATCGATTGCCTTCCCAAGGTGGCTCGCGATCTTCGGCGCTACATTCGCTATAAACCATGCCAGAAACGGCTGGAGAACTTTCTCCCATACTTCCTGAATGCACTCGGTTACTTTTCCTGCAAACTCCAGAAACTTGTCAATTAACGGCTGTAAGGTCGATGTAGTAAAGTCTGCAAAGCGATCAGCAGCATTCTGAAGTACCGGAAGAATATTCGCCTGAAATGTGTCCAGAAATACTTCTGCAAGCTTTGAAATGCCGTCTCTGAAGCTTTTTAAGAGTGGGCTGATACTCTCATCATATTTTTTCTGTACCGAGTCAACCAGCCCCGCAAAGGTCGTTCTGATTGCGGATGTAACCGTCTGCACCACGTCCAGAATGCCCTGAAAAGCTGATTTTATTTTCTCCTGATTGTTTATGATCGGCATCGCAATGAGATCTAACACATCTCGGCCGAATGATCCCGCTAATGCGGTAACTCCCATAAACGCATCTGAAAAAATTCCGATAAGATCTGCCGTGATCTGCTTCCCGGATCCACTCCGTAATACTGTGAAGATCTCCGCCACTGCTGCCGACAGATTCCCGGCTATTCCTGCAATATCACCACCAATATCAAACATGGAAATGATATAGCCTCGGATCCGGTCCGTGTTCTGCTGCAGATACCGATCTAATCCCCCGAGAAGGTTGTCCGCAATCGACATCCCGATAGATCCGAACGATCCAGCTATCTTCCCAAGGCTGTTCGCCGCGGTGGTCGCAAACTCATCTGCGGACCGTTTTATCTCCGGATCCCCGAAAATATTCTTAACAGATTCCCGGATTCCGTCAACAGATCTCTGAACATCATCAAAGACGGCTGTATCGCCGAACCCGTTCCAGAATCCGTTCATGAAAGACTGCCGGAGCTCATTGATCTTCTTCTGGATGCTGTCCAGACGGCTGTCGATCTCATCGGTTCCTTCTGCGAGGGATCCCATGTCGATATCTTCGGCACCATAATCCCCACCGGCTCCGCCGCCGGAGTTTCCGCTTCCGGAACTGTCTGAAGGATTGATTATGTTCAGCTCATCGATCCCCGTGGACATGCCTTTCATGTCCTTGGCAGCCTTCTTTGCCGCAGTTCCGGCTCCTGATGCTGCGGATCCTGCTTTGTCTGATGCCGCGGCGACTGCCTCCATTCCTGCTGCTGCCGCAGATACTCCTCCACCGGATGATTTCTTTCCGGAGATCAGCTCTGTAAATGCCTTGAACGCATTAGCCAGTGTCATCAGCTTCCCGATGATCGTGTTGATCACCTTGAGCACCGGAGAGAGAACATTGATCAATCCCTGTCCGATTGTTGCCCTTAGGCTGTCAAATTGCAATTTGAGGATTCTTACCTGGTTTGCCCATCCATCGGAAGTCCTCGAAAAGTCCCCGGCCGCAGAGGTCAGCTGATCCTGCACAAATTTATACCGCAGGGCAACCTTTTCAGCCTCGGACATCTTCGCCGTCGTTTTGCCGAATCCATTTGCCAGAGCATAGCTGTCTAATGCGGTTTGCGTCATGACGATGCCCAGATCCTTCAGGCTCTCCGTCTCGCCGGTAAATACCGATTTCAGCTTTGTGTACGCTTCATCCTGACTGATATTGTAAAAAGACGCTACATCTCCCGCCAGACCGGTCAGCGTCGTTCCCATTTCGTACGCCTGCTGCTCACCGAATCCAAATGCCTTCGCCATAGCTCCGAAGGTTCCTGTGAACTGCTTCGCCATCGTCTCCGACAGTCCGAACTGAGCTGCGGAATTCTTTGCAAACTCATTGATCTTCTGATTCATTCGCGGGAACACAACGTCGACGACGTTCTGGACCTCCGCAAGGTCGGATCCGAGTTCAATGCACTTTGCCCCAAAATCTACAATCTTCTTTACAGCGAACGCGGCTGCCAGGGAGGCACCTGCTTTCTTTGCAAGTGCCTGGATCCCTGTCATCTGCTTCTCAAATGTTCCTTTATTGACGACCAGATCCAGCCCGATCTGACCAGCACTGTCAGCCGCCATACCTATCACCTGCCTTTTAAGACAGGCACATCGGCACAGCGTCTTAGATTCTTAACTCAAATATTTTTTTACAGTCTTTATTCTTGCACTTAAAAAAGACGCCTCTGCACTTGGCGTCCTCGGATCGATTCGCATTGACCGGATGCCCACAGTATGGGCACCGGACTTTCTCCTGCTTTACTTTTTCAATTTTTACCGCCTCCAAACATCTGAGCCATTATCTGCTCCAGAGCAGCCATCTCACGGTCATAGTTCTTTTCCGTCATATTATCGGCCTTACGGTCCCGCCATGCATCGTAAATACGACGCTGATCCGTCGTGAAATGCTTGATCACTTCCTTATCCGTCTCGGATCGGATGGCTACTACACGCCCCAAAGCGGTATCCGGGGACAGCCCGGCCAGCAGTGACTTAAACTCATCCCAGGACACCGTCTCAAATTCCTTCGTTCGGATTCTCAACCCGTACTGCGAGAGAAAACTGGAAATGATCAGATCCCAGTCCTCAAACAGGTCGTAGTACGGGTCAGTGCTCTCCCGATGTGTCTGTATCTCCTGAAATGATGCTCACCGCCACTTCTACCACGGTGATAAGGTTCGCAAAACTCAGTTTCATGCCATCCAGTATTTTTCTGGACTCCTCCGGGAAAATAAGCTTATACAGCTCGATGATATCTTTCGGTGTCGGATCATCCCCCACCAAGTTCATGACCTTTAACATGGTCGGCGCATCCGCGTTCACCTCGATCTCCTTATCCTTAATCTTCAGCTTCGGGTTTCCATCAAATTCCAGCTTACTTGTAATATCTACTACTCTTGCCATCTTCACTCCTCCTTATAATGTTGCTGCCGCCGTAAATGTCGGTTTGCCATAGAATACCGCCTCAAACTCCAACGTATCCAGATTTGTAGTATCGCCGCCGCCCGGGGTCGTGACGTTGATCACCACGATGCCGGAAAGCTTCGCACCGGAGACCATTGTCCATTCAAATTTTGTCATAACGTCCTGCCCGAACTTCCATGCAAGTCCTGCAATATAATCGTTTCCTGCATCTCCCACGGATCTCTTGCCCTTAAAGCTAAAGCTCAGTTTTTTTCCGGTCATTGCGGCTTTCGCCCAACCGGCTGCATCCATTGCGTACCACTCTTCCACAGTGCCATCAATGGACGGGGAGAAGTTCTCAAGGTCTGACGGCATCGCCATGTTTTCGTCCGTGCTCTCCTGCCCTTTGGTGCCGAATTTAAAAATATTGTTGTGTACCGGGTACACTTTTCCTACTGTACCAGCCATTTTTTTGTCCTCACTTTCTCTGATAGATGAGATCCAGCCAGATCACATACTCATATATCCCGCTGTCATCCGTCCCCACGTCCTGAGGTTCAGGCACCATCAGGCAGAGATACCTGATTGGAGTCTCTCCGATGGTCAGACTGGTTATCTCTCTTAACTTGTCAAATAATCCATATGCCGCCTTTTCGCTCTCTCCCTTGCTCTTAGTCCAATGGACCAGCAGGGAGATCGGTCTGGTATCATAGGTCGTATGTTCCAGACCGCCCAGTGCGGTATGCGGCGGACCGCTGGATGCGCGGCCATATACGCCGACCGACTTCTGTTTCTTATTGTCCAGCTTGCCGATATAGACGTTCTCATCTGCCGCAATTCCCAGTTCAGCGATCCATTGCCGGATCTCCGGTAATGTCAGCATCAGACACCACCTGCTTTCTTATAGAATCTCTTGAATGCATTCTGTGCAAAGTCTGCCTTGTCTCCACCCGGAAGCCACGGTGTAAACCACTTTCCTCCGGCATTTGGGTTTTCCGTCTTTTGGAAGTGATATTCCGGATGATAGTAGAGGCGGCGCGCATACGGCGTACTGGATACGATGGATACCCTCCCATTTGCAGACTCACTGTAATCTACGAACGTCGCGTCCTCTTCCAGATGTCCTGTATCGAACGGCATAACCTGTGCCTGTACGATTTCGGTACGGAACAGTGCATCTGCTGTCTGCTCCAACGCCGTCACCGCCGCCTCCGACAGCTGCCGGATCCGTGGCCAATTTAACTTTACCGTTGATCTCACTTCCATCAGACCACCTCCAGACTGCAGAAGTTCACCGTTCCATCCGGGTTCCTGTTCTTGCAGCCCTGCTCGATCCGGCGCTCTGCGCCAAATACCGTCAGGGTCCCACCGCTTAATGTCGGCATATCCGGGGCGATGTCTCCCGGGAACAATGCGCTTCCCGTGATCTGCACCAGCTTCTTCTCAGCTGTCAGGATCGTTTTTGCACGGTCCTGAAAATTGCATATCAGATCTGCGTCAAGCACATACTTCGGTTCTCCGAGGTTATTGAGCTCCTCAGATTCCAGATGGACGTGCACAGGCGTCTTGCACAGCCGTTTCGGCACTAAACATGGGTATTTCATCGTCTCACCTCGCTAACCGGCAACACAGGCCCGTCTGACACAGCAGGGCGTACACATCGCGCTTCATGGCTACTCCCTTATCTGTAAACACATTCCAGGAACTGCCAAACTGAGAGGTCACGCCGTTGATCGTGTAGCTCTGAAGGATCGTGTCGATCTCATCTGCGTTCTCCGTCTCGAAGTCTGCCTGTTGGCATATGACTTCGCGGATAACTTCCTGCTGAAACTCTGTCAAATTATAAAATCCCTGGCCTACGATCCGATTGTAGGTCAGGGAATCAATGTGACGAGACGCCTGCCGGAGGGCTTTTGTCAACTTCTCCTCCGGCACGGTCTCCCCGCCATATTCGGTCTGGTAGTATTCCTTTGTCACATACGGTTCGTATGCCATACTACTCACTCGCTTTCTTCTTTCCTGCTGTTTTCGCCGGAGCCTCTGCTGCCTGTTCCTGTACAGCCTCTGCTTCGATCTTACGGTACTCTTCAAGTGCCTCTTTCAGTCCCTTGTTTTCAGCACAAACTTTCGCGTATTCTTCATACGGGACACTCTTTCCAGCTCCATATGCAACGATTCTTCCATCATCATCGCGGATATCATAGCCCTCTGTGCGATACGCTTCCATCTGTTCCTCGGTGATCATATAGACTTTATTCGCCTTTTCTGCTGTCATGTTCTCCCCTACCCTTCTGCCTCTGCATTGATCGCAACGCCGCAGGCTTTGTTTTCGATCAGGAATGTATCTGTGTAGTAGCGGTTCTGGTATACATACTTATCTGCAGTTCTGGAGTCTGTTCCCGGAGTAAATAACTTCATGTAGGCGTACTTATCACGGGAGATCACACAACTCGGATGTACCAGGATTGAATTGATCTGTTTGGCTGCTCCTGCTGCCACACATCCATTCGTGAAGTCGTACTTTGTCTTGAAGCGCGCAGACGGCACGTTTTTAAGTTTTACATCATCGAGGGTATGCACCCGGCGGTCGATCACGCCTGCTGCACCGACGCTAAATGTTCTCGTGATTCCTTCCGCACTCTTTAAGAGCTTGTTAAACGCGGATGTAACATAAAGGATTCTGCCTTCCTGAGGAACAGAAAGATCATCCATGATGGCCATCTGCTCATCGAACCAGTCCAGGACATTGGCCTTATCCAGTGTCGTGTTATCGATCACTGCACCGTTTGATTTGTAAGTCTTTGCCTCTGCGTACAGCTTGGAATAGCGATAGCTGTCTTTTTCCGGGATCGCCTGCTCTGTCTCGAACACATTCTGAATGTTCGCAACTTCCAGAACCAGATTTGTCTCATCGATATCCATCGGATCAATCGGAATCTCGATATCACGGTCATGGGCAAGCTTTTTCGGCTCCCAATCATTTGTGATAGTTCCTGTGTTGTATCCCATGCTGTTGCGGTTATGATCCTTGTATCCGGATACAGTCATTCTCGGGATCTTGATCGTCTGTGCGTTTAAAAACTTAATTCCCGGGTTCGAGAGAGTTAAATCGTAAGATGTCAACTCTCTTGCATACTTCTGTGCAAGTTCCCGTTCGAATGTCTCTGCGTAACTATAAACTGCCATATTCTGTTTCCTTTCTACTTCTTATCGTTGCCGAAGATTGCCGCCAGCTGGTCTGCCTGGCTTCCAGCCTGTCCGCCATTATCACCTCCGGATGCTCCCACCTGGACAAATCCGGATGCTCCTGCGGTCTGCGGTTTCAGCGCCGGAACGTCTTCCAGTACTTTCTTCAGCGCATTGTTTACGGTTTCTGTGTTGATTTTTCCATCTTCTCCTACTGCCTGACTGAAATCCGCAAGTTTTAAGACATACGGAATCGTCTTCGCATTGATTCCCAGCGTTACTGCCGCCAATGTCGCTGCTGATTCAATCTGCGCCTGCCTTGTTGCCGCCTGCTGGCTTGTGATCTGCGCCTGCATTGCTTCCACGTCCGGCTGGTTCTTTGCTTTTTCTGCCTTAAAAGCTGCCATGGCCTTCTCGGCTTCTTCCTGAGTAAGTCCCTGCTGTTTGAAGTAAGCTTTCAGCGCCGTGTCCTCTTTTGCCGCCAGCGTTCCATTAAGCATCTGCTGGATCCTGGTATAATCGATCTGTGGAGCCGATGCGCCTGGCTGACCGGTTCCCTGTCCAGTTCCTGCTGCCGGATTCTGCTGACCGGTTCCAGTGCCTCCCGCACCTTCTCCTGTTCCACCCGCCGGATCTGCGAAAAGCTGTAAGTTCATGGAAAATCTGTTCTTTTTCATATGGTTTCTCCTTTCCATTTTGAGGGTGTCTCCCTATCATCCATTTTCATCGGTGTCGCCGGCCGCGCAGAGTTTAACGCCATACTCGCGTTTGGGCATAAAAATAACACGCAACTGTTTCTGCGTGTTATACTCTTCATATACGATTATGTGAGGTGAAGCTTATGTATCTTTCAAAACGGTCCCGCAAACTACTCCGATCTGCCTGCAAGACAGCTCCAACCGTTCAGGGAAAATATTATTCTGGTATTGAGCTCGCTCGAAAATTCAAAATCTGCACCGACGGAGAAGCGGTCCTGGTTGTCAAAAACCTAAAGGACAACTTACTGGTTGAAATTCCCTACGACACCTGCCCCGACTTATTTTATTTGACGGAACCGGGAAAATCATATAGTGAATTCTGTCTGCATGAATTTTGGGAATTCTTCAAATGCTCTGTTCTCTGCCCTATTATCGTAACCTTCATTACAGAGGCAATAATACATGGACTACCACTACTGTTACAACTGATATCACAACCGGGACAATGAATTCGTAATAATATTCTTTCATGCCTACCTCCTGCTGTTGCACCGGTGCAACTCATTTTTTTACTTGAAAAGTCCTTGTCGACGGTGTAAAATACTTATAAAGAAATAAGAGCTATTCACAGTACCCATAATCCTTGCGGATTGTACAGCCGAATAGTTCTTATTTTTTTCTTTCATAGATTCCTATCATTTTTCTGTCTTTGTATAACCCCACCTTGTCTATAAATGTGAGGTGCGTTGATCGGAACAGATCGTTGACCTGTCTCTTGATCTCGTTCATATCCAGCGGGCACTCCGTCACATCAAAAATAAAGCAGTTCGCCTGTCGTTTTTTCTTTTTCACTGCGTTATAGAAAACATTCTTGCCCGCCGTGCTTACCGTCTTAAGATCCCATTCGATTCCATCTATCCTGAAATCCGGTGTTGAAATCCCCTGTGGGTATGTAACTCTCGGTATCATCTGAACACGCTTTCCGTATAGCTGTGCTATCCTCTCGGCGACTCGCCTCTCATGTTCCGTATAATCCAGAAGTACCTGCTTTCCGTCTACCTTGTATTTTCCCTTGCCTGTAACATATTCCATCAGATCTGTGACTTCTCCAGATCGGCTGACTTTCACTGTCCACTCGTCAGTGATGTCGTCCGGTGCTCCTAAATTTCCTGCGGCTTTGCTCTCAAATTGAGAATGAATGGCTTGCCACTCTTGAGTTTTCTCTGTGTATTTCTTTCGGTTTTCTGCATCTAAGGAGTACTGCGCCAATCGGCTGTACTTTTCCTCCTGACGTTTTGCATATTGCTCCTTGGCCTCTTCCTGGTTCTTTAGTCCCACCTCTTCCAGCTCTTCTTCTGTCCAGGTATCATCTGCTGTGGAGATGCCCGGAAAATAGGTTGTATGAGCATCTTTGCACCGGGGATGGTACAGACCATGAGCGATCGCATAGCTCATCAGCGGATAATGCTTTCCCGTCTCCGGATCCACACCGTCTGACCGGCCGCCGCTCCACACATCATCGATCAGGACCTTTCCCACGAACGGCAGGCACTTCGGACACGGGTTCCCGCCTCTCTTTGCCAGAATGACAGTCGTGATTCCCCATTCCTGCCGTTTCTCGCCTTCTCCCTGAAGGTATGCCCGCTTGCTGGCGGTGCGGATCGCCATGTCTGCATAGTCCTTCAAGGTGTGTTGAGCACCATTCGAAAACGTAACGCAGCTCAATCCCCGGGAGAGCATGTCCCGCGTCGCCATGTCCACCGCTTTTTCATAGGTTCCGGCCCCGGTGTTCGCGTATACCTGTGCGCTGTAAATCGCCTTCCGGTAGTCATCATTTGCTTTCCTCAGGATTGCTGTCTCAGCCTTCTCCATGTCCGATACCGTTGCTTTTATCAATGCATCGAGTTTTCTATCATTAAGCTTGAAAAATTCTCCTGCTGCCCCGCGTGTGACTTTTTTGGCTCCCTGAAATCCGTTCTTGATTGCTTTCAGAATCCGGATCTCCTGATTCATGTTCCCACGCGCTCTCGCTTCCCGGATCAGTGCTTCGATGTGTGCATTGATACTCTTGAACTGCTTGGAGTATCTCTTCTGGTTTTCCTTCTTGTACTTCTCCAGTGCTTTCAGCTGCTCGGTCTGCCACATGGTCCACTCATAGCCTTCTTTCTCCTCCTCTGCCCGGTGCCGATCCATGTTACGCATCATGGAGTCAATCAACTCAGCCTCGATCTTTCGGAAAGCCTCTGTAATGTCATACTCGTTTTTCTCCGCCATCTGCATTCACCTGCCTGTTTGCCAGCACCCGGAACCCCTGCAATTTAAAACCGCGGGTGAGAGCTTTCAATTCAGTCACGCTCCGGCATTTATCATTTCTCAACTCGGCATATCCTTCTTTTTCAACCGCATACACTCCAAATGGAACCTGATCACTCGCCACCTTCAGAAGCCCCTGATACTCCTCCTGGCTCATCCGGTACATTCGGTTCATGATCTTAACCTTCATTTCCATTGCCTCCCAATTTTACATTAAAAAGACCGGCAGCCATATTGACTCCCGGTTCTTCCACCTCTACAATTCCCTGTTCTGCCTTCAGGCGGCTTACTTCCTCTTTTTTCCACTCGTCATCGCGAGAATCTCCGTACAGTTCTTCTACCTGTGCCTCTATACTCATAAGCATTACTCCCGGTCTTGCTTTCGCCAGGGTTTCCACCAGGCTCTCAAATGATGGGTTCGCATATTCCCCAAAAGGAATGTCTACGTTTACTTCCTGCGGCGGCTGTTTTAAAAGGATATAATACGCATTGACGGCGGCACTGATCACTTCCGGCAGTGTTTCCTGTAACGCTTCCACAATTGCGTTTCTCGTATACAGCGTTGTCTTCTCTTTTTCCCTCTGTGCATCCGCATTATCCAGCTTCTTTGTGTCGATTCCAAGCGTACTCGGACTGATAATGCCCTGCAGGCAAAGGTCGAGCGCCGTAATATATGATGACAAGTAACTCTCGTGAGGAATATTAGGCTGTACCGTGATGATCTGGTTTTTACCATCCTCCGCCATATTGTCTCCACCTGAAATAAACCTGTTATCGAAGGGATTAGGTTTCATTTTCCTGCCGGTAGTCGGATCATTCGGAATGCAGCTGTCCGGAACATAGGTATGAGCTCTTCCTTCTCTCAGTGCCTGCATCCACTGGCTCCATACCTCATCAAACGCATCGAAGTTATCCAACTTTCCTTCAAATATCGAACCGCCGCGGCCTTTCCACTTGGCATTTTCATATATCTTAAGCGGCACTGCCAGGATCACCTTCTTATCAAACTGGACATCATGGAGATTCTTTGTCGCATCCACTGTTTTAAAGTCTATCAGCGTATTTCCTTTATACAGCTCATTCCGAATATACCCATATCCATAGTATTCGTATAAGGTGTATTCCCTTCTATGATCTTTGATCGGAGTCTTAAATATAATCTCCCTAATTCTTCCTCTCGACCGGGTGATTTCGATTCTTTCTCCCGGATACCATTCCAAAATCGGATACTGGCTCACCGATGTATCAATCGTTACCTTGTATGCCCCATCCCCGATGTACAAAGCTTCTTTTAATGTCTCTTCAAAAGCTTTCCGGAACTTATTTTCTTTTTCGATTTTCTTCCAGATTTCTTCCTGCTGGACATCGTTAAATTCAAAATCATTCATGTCCGCCAGAACGATCGCAGTCAACACTCTTACAATCAAAGACGGAAGACCTGTATGGATCTTCCTCATCTCCATTCCCGGCGTGCATTTTGACGCCCAGAATTTATACCGATCTGCTGTCTCAGCACTCTGCTGGTACAACTGCTCCAGCTCATTTCCATCGCCGCGGTACCAGATTCTATTGCGGATTGCGGACAGTTCAAAATCCATGATCTCCTGGATCTGAATCGCGGTCGGGCTTGCCTCCTGGACATTCAGCCAACTTCGAATTCCTCTTGTAATGTTATCGTTCAACTTTGATATCCACCCCACTTCTATTCCTCCTCAAATCCGATCATGTTCTTATACGGAATCCACGCATACTGATTTGCGTTGATCGTATGGTCGTTCCGGTCTTCCGGCTCATCCTTATCTTCTTTCCAACTATATTTTTCAAGCTCTGCCAGATGCTCCGTGCAAGCATCCCGCACCAGATAGCATCCCTGTTGGATCCATCCGAGCTGTAGCTTAATACGATCCAGGATCGTCAGTTTCTTGTATGCGTCCCAGAAGTTATACAGGCAGCTATGAAGCCGCTTGTATTTCTTTAGTTCCGTGATTGTTGCCTGATCGGCGTTATCTACAAAGACATCTCTCGCCAGTCCCCACTTCTCGCGGCACTGCTCCAGGAAGCTGATCAGCTTTACGGCCGTGTCACTCGGCGCGATCGGGTTCTCCAGATCAGCGTTGTTGTAGACGCGTTCCTCCAGCGTGATCAGCCGTCGGTCCTCTGTAATTCCCTGGAAGATCATAGCGATCGTATCCGGAGATTTCGCAGAATACGCAGTGTCGACCCCGGCTGTGAACTTCTTCCATACGAGTTTTCCACTTTTCATCTGCTGCCGGATCCACGTCTCAGTCACAACGTGTTGCTTTCTGTCAAAATTTACAAAAATCAGTCCGGTAGCTTTTCCCCGAAGTCCCTGGATCTTGTTTTTCCAGATCTTTGTTCCCTTTGGTGTGTTTGCCAGGATCTTATCCAGTTTTTCCTTTGGAAGTCCCAAATTATGGGAAAAAGAGAAGAACCAGTGAACCCAACCGGGTTTTGGTTCTTCTTTCAATTCGTCTACGATTTCCTGCGGCGTCTCTTTCTCCCACTCTGGAAGAGGGCGGGAACAGTTGATATACTCCTTATACACATCCAATGACGGATCGTCCGGGTTCAGCGTAGCCATGAGATAGTCACAACGCATGGCCGCCTCCCGCACAAAATCAATATCTGCTGTGTTAATCTCATCGATGTACAGGCACCCATACTGACCTCCAAGAGCCGTCTGCCACTTCTTACGGTCTCCATATCCCATAACATAGATGATTTTGTCCCCACCGGACGTATGGAACAGGATATGAGGAATCTTGTCATCCTTCGTTCCATTTCCGTTGTACACCGCTAGTTTTCCGAAGTCATCAATAATTCCAAGATCTTTGTTGATAATGTTCTTTTCTGCCGTTCCCGTATCCTTCGCCGCAAGGATATGCAGCTTTTTGGGTGACTCTGCAACCTTCAACATGAACTTAAACAGTCCGACCGTTGTCTTTCCTGCTGCCGTAGCTAGGTCCCCTCAAGAAATTCTACCGGTGCATCGCACTTCAGGAAAGCTTTGTATTTCTCAGATAACAATAATCGTTCAGAACTCATGAGGAAGGATCACCTCCCCTGAGCTGCTTCAGCAGGTCATCAAGCTTTGTCTTTTCATCCTCTACTCCTCCCGAAACCTCTACTTTCTCCTTGAACATTCCCAAATGTTTTCCTGCAAGTTCCAATGCCCGGAGCTTGTCATATAACTTGACCTCTCTCTCGACTCCATTCTTTCCGCCTTTTCCGGGAATTGTTTTAATTTTCACAGAAGCGACCGCCGCCAGATCGTCCTCCCTGGCATCTTCCAGTATTTTCGCATTCTCAAAATCGATCACATCCCCGGCATTCACCAGTGCAATCTTCGCAAGCTCCATTAAAATGCGATCCTGATTGATCCCTATCCTTTTGGATCTTTCAGCCATCTTTTTTTCAATTTCTGCCCGAACCATAACATTTGATAACAGGCGGCTTGCCTGTTCCTGTGCTGTTTTGGGTGAATATCCGGCACGTATTGCCGCCTGCGTACCGTTAAGATCGATCAGGTATTCATCGACAAATCTCTTCCTCTGCTCCGACAATGGCATGCCAGATTACCTCCTCGTTACGATTTTTCTCCGGGCATGAAAAAAAGACACCCACTCGAATTATGTGGATGTCTTCCAAAGGAGACTCAAAACATGAATCTGAATCAACAGCCAGGCTATGGCACCTGGCTATCGCGTATGAAATTTCCGGAGGATTGATGAGTATTATGAAAGGGTTTCATTTACCTTCCGTCTGATCCGTGATACCATCCTACTATGTTTCTTCCCGACATGAACCGACATTTTCAAAAAATCTTTGATTTTTTCTCCAAAGATTATCGTCCGTATATTTCACTCTGCGTTTTGGAAACATGCTATTCATACGGTGTGCAACCTGTACCCATGTAAGCCCATCAATGTAATACAGTCGAAACATGATCCGTAACTCTGACTTCGGAATGCTTTCTATGTATTCCTCTGCTCTTGTGATCAGTTCCAGGAGCTCCGCTTCCTTGGTTTCCAATAATCTCTTATACCGGTATCGAGAGGCTTCTCTCCTCCTGTACAAGGGATCAGGAATCCCACTTACCTTAATCGGACCAATCGTAAGATCACTCCTGCTGCCTGTTACTGTATCTGCCACAATGGGCGGTTTCTTCAGGAATTTATCCAGCTTCTCTATTCGCCTTCTAAGATCTTTTATCTCTTCTCTCATTTCCTGACATTGGGTGAGGATCTCCTTGTCCAATGGATCCACCTCCTTCTTTTCTGTGTCTCGATCCGCTGATCGATGTTCCTTCATAGGCCGGATGTCCTGCACTCCAGCTCTTAGGACGAGGATCCGCAATCATGGCTTCATACTCGCCTTCCCGTTTTCTATGCACGAGATTCTTAAGCGCTCTATGCTCATTCTTCGTCTTCATGCTCCCACTCCCTTCTTAAGCGCACACATCGTACACAATCCTTTAGCCCCCTGCTCCTCTGCGATTTCTGCCAGTGGGATCCTCCAGCATTTCGCCCCACACTCCGGACACTGTGTGATTCTCCATCCCGGCTTCCCATGCTGGATATTGGTGTACAGTGGCATGCAGTAGTAGCCTCCCCGATCAGTAGCCTTTCTCGGCCTTATCTTTACTTCCATCCCGTTCTCCTTACTCAAATTTCATTTTGCCTTTATAAGATCAATTGCATTGTTCAAAATCCTATCAGCGTTCTCAATATCCTTATCCTGGGCTTCTTTTTCCTTATCCGCTCACAGTTCACGACCGGCTCGCTGATTGAAAAACCGAAGCATTTCAAGTTTATCTATGATATTTTCATCATCTGCTGTGGATTTCCACACATTCAGTCCCATTCGCGCATTCTGTTCCGGCGCGATTCCTGTATCCTCATACTCCCACAGATACTCCCTAAGTTCAGCCATCGCCCACCCCATCCTGTAAAACAGAGCAAGTCTTCCTTCTGGTTCTTCCAGCCCATAGTAAAGCATCTCATAAATCACATCATCAAAAGCATCATCGTCTACTTCCGGCAGTTCGATATTCATGGACACCGCCATATTATGGACCAACTGCCGAAGCGGAATATCCGTATCATGATCCCGATACCATGCTTCTTGATTTTTCAAATACATACAGTTATGAGCCAATTCGATTATGCTCATAGCATTGACAGGGTTATTAGTCGTAATCCTATTCATCCTTCACTCCTCCAAATCTTAATTTTCTTCCACCTCTGGTCTGTACAGCTCCGGCAACGGCATCCATGCATTCACATACATGTCCTGGCTAACGAGTGATTCTGTCTCGTCACCATTAAACCATGCTCCGCCCTTTTCGTCCTCGTCATATCTTCCAATGCATGGGAGAGTGAAGTTGGAAAATGAAATCAACACATATTCCCCAAGCTCCGGAAGACGTTCCGTCACCGGGATCCATCTCCGCACATTTTTTAACGCCAATTCTGCATCCTTCTGATCTTCCTCGCTCTCGCAGTGGATCACGATGTCATAGGTATCGTCATATACGTCTGCAATTCCGTCCTTGTTGATGAAAAATTTTATACCATGATCGCCACCATGCTTCTGCTGCTCAATCTCATCCGAGAGCTTTGCGACTCGCTCCAGCATCTTGCGCGCCTCCTTCTGTGTCTCCACATTCAGCGCTGTTACTTCATTCGGCATCAGCCCGGTATCCTCATAGTCTTTGAGCTTCCAGATCGCCCCGTAAAGCTTTTCCCAGATTTCCTTAGTAAGCACTACTCCGGGCTTCAACTCATCCCATGACACGTCTTTTAAGATCCAATGGCCATTATCTTTCTTTTCTGTTAATCTCATTGCTTACTCCTCCAGATAATTTCTCCCAAACTCCTGCATCCACAAATCATGCCCATACTTTTCCTCAAATGCCTGCTGCGCGATTCTTTTAAGGTGCTCATCCACATTGCTATTGCAATGCGGCGCTTCCGGTCCGTGCTCATGATGCCTTGCTTCGCAGACATATCCCCACAGACCATAATGTTCCGCTTTCTTCCGGTACGCCCCGAACCTCCCGTATACAAAGTGGTGCTTATGGAGACCTGTGTGACACAATTCCCCATAATATCCATTCCTCTCCGCTTCCTCGCGGCACAGGAAGCACTCCCGGTCAGCCGGTCCTGTCCGAGCCTGTATGATGCTCTTTGCCATTGTCCTCTGCCTCCTGTGTCTGTATCGCTCCATGACGGATCATCTCTGCGTAGCTGCGCCAGCCTTTTCTTGCTGCTCTTGCCATGCCGCGGAGCACCAGCTTCCGGTATGTGTCCCATGCGTCCCTGGTATACTCCGTCCATAGCTCTGTGCCGCTTGACATCATGATCCGCCATGTGCCGTTATATACGCTTTTGCTTTTTTCGTATTTGCTTATGCAGCTTTTATTGATCCCGATCAGATCATGCACGTCCTGCGCGTACAGATTGTCATATTCTATGACGCCTGTCCGGATGTTCTTCAGCATATAGAGGTTCTTCATATCGCTACCTTATCCGCAATTTCTGCCCATCGGAAAGCTTCTGTGAGTCCTCCCGGATACTCCAGCACGATCAGATGCTTATGCTTTGCAATCACGGTTCCCCGCCGGTGTGCAATCCCTGGTTTTGTACTGTCCGGATTTATGTTTACATATCCCTTCATCGTAGTTACGGATATGCGATCTCCCAGCTTTATTTTGTTTTTGAGCCTGTCGATTTCTGCCGGATATATACCGCCCAGCGGATCGACGCTTGGATGTACTGTAATCATGCTTGGCGCTCTATTACTCAATGACAATACCCTCCTCTGTGATCGTGATTTTCTGGATGAATTCCGAATGCTGGCGTACATAAGTCAGTATCGGTGTGCAGATGTTCTCCACATGCCGTCTCCACTCTGCCCGGATCCGCGCATCCTCGCTCTCCTGGACCTCGCTGCCATCGTGGCATTTGATATAATTTTCCGGGAGATATTGTGGAAACTGTTCGATTTCCATCTGCCCTTCCAGTTGGGGCTCCTGCTGCCTGTTTCCCTCCTCAGCTTTCTCATACCCCACAAATCCGGCGGGCGCTGTGCTATGGATGGCTACAGGCGTTGTAGGAGTTTCTGGGGCGGTCTGCTCTGACGGTGCCTCCTCCTGGGGCTCTTTCCGCGAGCGGCTTGGCAGTTTCTCTGGTCCTTTGGCTTTCGTCACCTTGGATATCTTCCGCTTTTCAGGCTTCTTTTCCGGTTGCACCGGTGCAACTTCCGTTTTTTTCTCTGGTTCCGGGTCCGTATGGCTGGTGCAGTAATCTTCGACCGCCCGGATCACTGCCTCCCATGAGTACATCTCCTTGCTGTCACTCCGGACATTGATCAGTGCGATCTCTGTATCCAGTCCCTTGACTGACAGCATCAGCCGCCCCACACCTTTAATCCGGACGGAGTGCATTGCTTCCCCCGCCGGTGCCAGGATCTCCTGGATTAGAGCATCTTTCCTTGCTGACTTGAGCGCCTGACGGATCTTAATCCGCATATAGAGATCGCCGTCAAGGATCTGATCCACTACCTGATGCAGGACGTCCTGCTGCCCGTCTGGCTCCTTTGTAGTCTCTGCCTGCTCCGCAATGATTTCCAGATCGGATACCTTCCCTTCAGCTTCGATTTCTTCTTTGACCGCTTGGATATCACTCTTTGCAAAGGTCGGTGTCAATTCTTCTATGATTGTGTCCGGAAGTGTCAGCATGAGCGCCAGCTTCGCGTATCCGAACCCCTGATACTTTTCGTTTAATCTTGTCGGATCTTCTGGATCAGAGAACTTTGTATGGATATTGATAAACCGACTCACCTGGGACTTGTCCATCCCATATTCTTTTTGCGCAAATTCCAGATACGATGTGTATCCGGATTCCTGAAGGACATCTGTGTCCCTCGCCATCTTGAATAGATATCCGATCCGGACAAAGCTCTCTGCAGCTTTTCCCATTTCGGAATCCATTGCGATTTTCAGTTCTCTATACGAAACAGTAGTCTTAACCTCACTATTCTCTCTTTCTACAATCTCCATCTTCTACACTGCCTCCATAAAATCTTCCGCGAGTCCCTTTAAGACACGCTCATTATTTGCTTTTCTGAGTTCTTCCAGATTCTTTTCTCGCTTAACCTTGCTTTCTGCTGCCAGCTTCCAGTCCTTACTATGCAGGCGCTTTTTCAATACTCTCTGCCACTCACGGAGGAATCCCCGGATCTCCTCAATATTCGGCTCCTCGTCATACATCCCCCGGTGCTGGCGGATCGTGCCTCCCGGCTCCACCTCGATCGTATAGTACGGCAGTTCCGGCTCTTCCTGGCGTCTCAGAAAGCAGATATACGTCTCCTGATCCCGGATCCGCTCAAAGTATCGGTCTGTGCTTCCTACGCAGTGGTGCAGGGCATTTCCTTCCGACATAATGTCAGTGAGGTGCCGCGGGACGATGATCTTGTACTCGGCATTTTCGTACTCGTATCTGGGAGCAATCTCTTCCAGGATTTCTTCCGCACCTGGATATTTCTCTCTAAGTTCCTTTGCGCGGCGTTCTTTGGCTTCCGCATTGCGCTTCATCTCTTCAATCATGTCCAGCTTTCGGATTGCTTCCACGGCTTCATCGTGGCGGCGTTTCAACTCTCGCGGTCGGTATGTCAGCTTATCTGTGATATTCTTTCCAAGCCTGCTACACATGGTCAGGTAGTCCTGCCATTGGTTCAATACCGCTTTGGCCGTTTTTCCTTTATAGCTTGTCTCCTGCTGCCGTTTCACATAGTTCATGACCTGTTCAGGCGTCATGCGATCCATGATAAAATTGGCATATACGATTCCAAGATCTTCATCCCGGACGAAATTCAAAAGCTTTTCAGAAATTTTCTCATTCGTCTCATCTCCAAAAGCGAGCCATTCGCGTTCATTATTCCCGCCATTCCGATCCCGGAGCTGGTTGATCTTCTGTCGGTCTCGGATCCCCATAATCGCTTCCATGGAAGTCCCCTCGATGTTCAGACCACCGTAGTACGCTCTTGCACCCATGCATGTAACCTCTTCTTCCAGGAGCCTATAAAACCGTCCTTTGAATAAATACTCTGCCAATGCAAGCATTTCTGAATGGTCTTTCACAATCATGATATGGTTGTAATCTACCCTTACTCCTGCTGCCGCCATCTGCGCAAATAATCGGCCGACACATTCAAATTGTGTATTTTTCAGTGTACTCTCAATTTCCTGCGGATACAGATAGCACGGACCGTCTCTTCGGTTACTTGGGTTTCTTCGGTCAAAGTCGTCATATTCCACATCACGGCCGTGCTGATTATAGTAAATCTGGATGGGCTTATGACCGAACATTTTTTTCTTTGCGATAAAGATTCGAAATGCCTCCGACCACTCAATTCCGTGTCCCAACTTATCAGCTGTGTATTTGACATCGATATGCCGGTATACGACCTGCCCATCACTCGTCACCTGGAAGATCATGACCTGATCCCGCTTTTCGGTCCGCAGGCCCCTTCTCTTGATCCGCAGATTCTGTCCGCAGGCACATGTGATAATACCGTTATGCGGGATATTTTTCCCGGATGGTCTCAGCTTTTCGTCTTCCACCATTCTTCCGCAACAAGGGCACGCATACCTCCCGGCATCATTTTTATATACTGGATATGCTTCCTTCCAGATGCATTTCAATGCCCACTGCTCGAAATCCGGTGGCAGTTCCGGGACTGTATCCATAAGATTTCTTAGGCGTTCCTGTCTCCGCCGCTCTTTGTCCCATCGTTTATCGCTCGTGTACCTGCTTTCAATCTCATTGATCAGATAGCCGATTTCCCTGTCCTGTTCATATCTGATCTTCCGTCCTATTGCTTCTCTGATGATTCTGGCATCTTCATCCGTGCACTTGATCGTACTGTAATCCAGATATCCCCACCAGTTATATTCATATGCCCGCGCCAGCTTCTCTGCTGAGTATTCTTCGTCCCGCAGGATGCCATATTCTCCTGTTTCTACATTCATGAGATACCGGCCTTCGTACTTGCGATCCTTGAAACAGTCCAGGACTAAGAGATCACGAGTCCTGCTCGCAATTACCCAGCAGCCTTTTTTACCGCATGTTGGCACCGGCACTGTCTTTCCCTGCTTAATTTTCATTCCGGCACCTCCACAAGACGCCCTTCCGGCGTAATGCTGTACCAGACTCCTTCTTTCCCGTATCTGCCATCGATCTCACAGCAGCCTACCGCCCGCAACCAGCCTTTTTCCAGCTCCATGATAAATCCCAGCACATCACCCTTTTTCCCACGTGCCATAGGCATAGTTCCTCTGGCGATCACGATCCCGGCACCGTTCCCCTCTGCCTTCTCTTTCTGTGCCTTTACGCGATACAAATCCATTTCCCACTCGCGTTCCGGATGACGAGCCATATAGATGATCGCATGCTCCACGATATTCCGCCGTGTAAGTTCTTTGGTAAGTGTCAGCTGTTCGCACGCGATCCTCGTGTTTGTCCCATCCTCATCTATGGGACCTTCTGCCTCTGCCTTAAAGATCCGATCATCCAGGCTGTAATACCGGAAACAGTCCAGGACATACTCACATGCATGGAGTCCGCGGCGCCCACACTTCGTACTGTCTGCGTGGGCAGGGACATTCAGCTTATACTGGAAGGTTCCATCTCCCATCGTGCAGGTCATATCAGCCTTTGTCGCTTTATACACCAGCATTTTCTCCACCTCCCAGATAATATTCTTTGATCAGCTGCTTTGCCGTACCCATGCCGGGGATCCCGAGCTTACAGCCTTTCTGTGCCCACTCTGGGAGTCCTGCTGCCTTGATGATGTCCTTGTCCACGGCCTCGGCATGGTCTAAGGACCACTTCACGAGCTTCCCGATGCACTCTTTCAGGCTCTTTCCCTTCCTGCGCACCGCCAGACGCATCTCTGGATCCTCGAAACACTGGATCTGGATATAGTCCAGCCAGTCCGCCATGATCTCTTTGGGCTGCAGTTCCGCCGCTTCGACCTTCAGTTTCCCGTTCGCTGCCATGATCGCAGTCACAAGCTCCGGCGCATCCCCCGCGATATAATCCTCTGCATCCTCGCGATCGATCCCGTTCTCTTCCGCGATCGCATAGATTGCTTCCTCGTCTCCCTCCGCTAACTGCGCGGCCGCCGCGCGGTTGATTTCTTCATAACTGTCAAATTCTCCGAATTTCTCAAACATTTTCGACTCTCCTTTTTCTCAATATTCATCCGGACAACGCCTGCTGCCCGGTTTACTCTACACATAAGCTTTCCGTCCTGCTGCTGAAGCTCTTCAACACGCACGATGGTATGTCCTCCCATCTGCTTCAGCAGCGCATAGATATATCTGGTCGCTTCTTCCCTTGCCGACCGTTCTCTCTCCGTCTCCTGAAGCGCCTTTTCAAGCGCTTCTTCCAGATTCCGGATCTTTCTTTCATAGTAACCTTTCAATTCTTCACCTTCCTCAGCCATATTTTTCCTCTGCCGCCCACACAGTCTCCTGCCGGATCTCCGCATAGCACATGAGCAATGTTTGAACATTTTCGTGCCCGAGTTTTTTCGCAAGCAGCTCCGCAGGCATTCCCCTGTTGATTAGATCTGTTCCGCGGGTGCGCCGATATACATGCGGCGTCAGTTTCACCCTCGCCAGACGCTCATCACGTGCCTTTATCTTCTTCAACAATGCCCGGATCCCGGCCTTCGTGAGACGCTGATGTGGCTTGACCGAGCTGACAAATAATGCCTCGTTATGATCTGTCCGCTGGGCGAGATATTCCGCCAGATGTACTCCACACTCTGCTGAAAACGTGATTTCCCGTTCCTTCCGCCCTTTTCCGAAGCATTTCGCTCTCCGGCGGCGAAAATCGATATCCTGACGGTTTAAGCTGACCAGCTCTGATACACGAACTCCGGAGCTATACAGGAAATCCACCAGCGCGATCTCCCTCTCTGTATGGCACTTGCTACGAACCATCTCCCGTTCCTCTGCGGACATGATCGGCTGCATAACATGCGCGGTCTTGGTGTCCTTGATCCGCTTGATCGGATTCTCCGGGATCAGGTCATACTCATAGCAATAATTGAAAAAGCCGCGCAGTGCCCGGAGACGCAGGTTATATGTTGCGTCTGACCACTTTCTTGTGCAGCGGACATTCATTTTTCCCATTTTTCCTCTTGCGAGGTGCATCTTGATATCCCGCTCCGTGATATCCTCCAGAGCTTTCGGCACATCCGCAAGGAAGCTCCTCAAATTATAGGCATAGGTTCTAATCGTTGATTCTGTGCAGCCCTGCAGCCCCAACTCGATCATCCAGCTCTCCACAGCCTCTGCCAGCTTGTCCCCTGCCTCTGCTACCTCCGTACACTCTTCCGCCAGCGTATAGCCGGAGAGGTTCATATACAGCACGGACTGTATATCCACAGCCTTTTCATATCCTGTAAGATCTATAAGATCGATTGTTGCTTTGCTGATAATCGCGTGAATGTCTGTCATCTGCGGCTCCTTTCCCCACCGGCACGCGGCCGGTGGCTGGTGCTATGTGAACGGGTGCCTTTTGTGACATGCCCCGAAGGGGTCTTTTTTGTTTCCCAGTCTGCATCTGTGGGATTCAGCTTTACCTCCACGTATCTCTGGTACGGATATCCCATACGGTCAATGCCGTTATAGATGCTGTCTCGAATTATGTAATATCCTGGTTTCGGTTTCGGATCCTGCTTCCAGAACTTATTTGGCTTGTCCCTTGTCGTCTTCTTCGGCTGGATCAGATTTCTGGAACTCGAATACCTCTGTCCGACTGCGCTGTCCTCTCGCCGGAAGCTCTTTTCTGTCTCCTTAACAAGATAATCCGCCAGCTGGCTATATTCTCCGGTGTCGTACAACTGAACGAACTTCGGATTCCCACGGATCTCACCATCCTTCTTTTTGGTCCAGAGCAGGCGAACCATGTCCGCCGTCGTTTCTGTCCCTGTGTTGACGTTGTTGACGACAAGATGGTGGTGAATATGCTTCGAAACATATTCTGTTGCCACGATGTATTTCAAATCAAATCCGAACTTCCGATATCTTCTCCTCAGCCTTGCAAGAAAGTTCTCCAGTTCCTTCCGGGCTTCCTCCGGGGATGGTCGTATTTCTTTTCTGTAGGTCAGGACCACATGCCAGTCCCCCGGCTTAAAGTTGGCGTTCATCAGACGTTCCAGATCTCTTCTTGCCTGCCTCCGGTTTGCTTCCCGGATCTCTTCTTTGCTCTTCTTCCGGATGTACTCCCCTCTCTCTACCCCTTTTCTCATTCCCTTCGGATAGCATCGGATCGTCTCCCTGGTAGCTCCTGCCTTATATACAATTTCTCTATACATCACAAGTACCTCTAAAGTTAGTCCCTTAATCAAGCCAATAAAGGCTCGATATTTCCTTGCTTTTTCGGTGCTTTTGTGCTACTCTGTATGTAGAGATTTTTGCGTAGCACACGCACCTTGGAGCTGTCCCCACAGCTCCTATTTTTTACCCTTTTCCGCCCATCAGCGCCTCGCCGATCGGTCCGCCGACTGCGAACATAATAAATGCCGTTGCAATACAGCTGACGTCCACACGGTCACTCGCGGCCAGCAGGGTGATGAAAATTCCAAGCGCTGTCATCATCAAAATGGTCAGCGCCCACACAATCTGTATCGCTGCTTTCCACACAGCCAGAGCCTTCCGGATCCGGCGGCGGTTTCTTCTCTCCCTCGCCCGTTCAAACTGATCTTTCCGCTGATCGATCACGAAGCAATAGCATTTCCCCATGTCTTTCTCCACCTTTCATAGTAGTTTTCCTGTTCTTTCGATTTAATCCGGATCTTCTGTGCACAGGTATCGCAGAGTCTTTCGTCGCCTGGATCCACATAGATTGTGTCTCCGCACTTATCGCACTTGTATCTCACCCCGCTGCCTCCTTTCTTGTTACTTTGCAGTATCCTACTGCCTTCATGGCATTCTCCTGTATCAGACAAGCTATATCTCTTTTTCGCTCATCAGACAGTTCCTCGAACAGATATTCCTGTCCATCGATCTTGATATGGTTCACGATTTTCATTTCCATCACACCACCCCTCTTTAGGTTATGCCGCGATTTCTATCTGGTTCCTGATGGATATCCCTATCTTCCTTCCATCCCCGGCAGTTTCTCCTGCAGATCCAGCCCGATCAGGATCCCCTGTATCAGTATCTTCTTTTCCTGTGGGGATGCCATCAGGGTACGGATAAAGTTCTTATCCTCGTTCTGTACCATCGTGATGTTCTTCTCTGTATTGTTCGTCATAATTCCACTCTCCTTCCTTTCCAGATTCTCATGATTGCTTTTCTTCCTCCCTTGTCCTATACTCTCTTTACAGGCTCCGGCCAGAGCCGAGTACAGAAGAAAGGAACAACTTTATGAGCCCTGATATTATCGCAACCATAATCACCAATTTAGGTGCCTTTATCTTGGTCTATCTTTCTGTTGTAAAAGAAAGATATGTGTCCAAAAATGCTATTCGCAGGGAACAGCTGGACAAGTTTTATATCCCATTTTACAAAACTTACTGTCGCGGTTTTCTTTCGCAAATGAAGCTAAGCGAAATGAGTGTTGAATCATGGTCTATTATTTTAGATTTGATGAGCGAAAATCTTCATCTAATGGAACCGTTGTCGCAGTCTTTGTATTCCGAATACTATGCCGCATTTCTTGATATGCTCGAAGCATCAGATGGAAATCCCATGTTTCCAATCGACTCAACCAGTCAAAAATTCGATGACGTATTTTACCGGTTGACTTCTGCGATTTTTACGGAATACAGTGCATTATTACGCAAAGTAAAGCTGCCAGTCCCCATATTGCCCACGCCAAATAGGAACGATCTTTAACCATAAGGACTATTGCAATTCCGTTTATCGCGGCTATGCATAACAAGAAGGACATCTGTATAGCTGTGATTGTTTCAATTGGCATGTCTCTCACCCTTTCCCTTCCATATATTGGTCGCGTTTAAAACGACTATTTTGTATCGCTACAAATAACTCTATAGCTGATGTCTCTGTTACGGCGACGGTTCTCTTTTTGGAGCGCCGCCGTAATTGCTTTATGCACTTCTAATGCATCTGACGAATTTTTGCAGTCGATAATAACTGTAACTTTGTTGTCCCGCTCCATGTCCGCACTTCTTGTTTCTTTAATAAGCATTATTCTCTCCTCCTTCCCTTCCATATTCTCATGATTGCTTTTCTCCCGCCCTTGTCCTATACTCTCTTTACAGGCTCCGGCCAGAGCCGAGTACAACAAGAAATGGGGGGATTTTTATGAATCTCACTAAGGATGCCGACAAGATGATTTGCCAAATCTATAAGACTTTTTTACAGTTACGCAAAGACGGTATTCCTAAATCTCAAGCGCGCCGCTATCAGGAAAACTACTTTTCAGCTAATCAGGCTTTTTCTTCTTGGGCTAAGTCTGATTGTAATGAGACTATGTTAGAACTGGCTCGCTCCGGTCTTATCAAAATTTACATCGGTGGAAATTTTGACTTGACCGATAATGGGATTGTTTATATGGAAAATCGTTTTGTGAACGGTCTTAAAGATGTAACCGATTTCATCACCAAATTTATTCCGTAGATTCATTCGGTCGCTGTTCGGTATACGTTGCTGTTTCTGTTACCTGCAGCGACCATTCTCCTTTTTCAAAATCCAGATGCAGTTCTGATACATCTCTCATAGGTCTTCCGTTAAGAAGGAAAATCTTCTTGGATAAGTCAATATGGATGCTCTCCATGGTTTTCATGCTTCTCGCCTCCTCTCTGCTCCACTAACTCCTTACTTAGTGATTTTGTATAACATGTTAGACATCAGCTTCAAAAAAAATATCACTCACAGTCTTTCCCAAAGCTCTCGCGATTTTCAAAAGCGTATCTGTTGTCGTTACCGTAATAGATCCGCTTTCTAACCCAGAAATAATTGTGCGGGAAACATTCGCCTTTTTAGAAAGTTCTGCCTGCGACATTTTTAATTCCTCTCGATACTCTCTGATTTTATACTTCAATTTCATCACTCTCCTTTTGTCTAATTTGTTGTACGTTTGAAGTCTAACATGTTATACATTGTTTGTCAATGCTTTTTGTTCAAAATGTTTGACAATCACGTTTTATAATTGTATAATATAGTAAACAAAGTGAGGTGCACATATGACTTTAGGCGATATTATAAAAGAATACAGAACAACTCATCATTTAAGCATGGATGCATTTTCCGAGAAGAGTGGTATCAGCAAAGCTTATATTTCTTTACTTGAAAAGAATAAACATCCCAAAACTGGAAAAACCATAGCGCCTTCTATCCAATGTATAAAGCAAGCCGCCGATGGCATGAATATGGATTTCAATACTCTTTTTGGAATGTTAGATGGTGATGTGTCTTTAAAAGATGATTCTCAAAATATTGCTTCCGAACTTACTACCAAAGATGAAAAAGATATTATGAGAATTCTTGAACAAACGCGAGAACAGCTACTTTCCCAGGAAGGGCTGATGTTTGATGGTGATCCGGCATCTCCGGAGGCGATCACTTCTATTCTGGATGCAATGCAGATTGGAATGGAAATGGCTAAGAAAAAGAACAAAGAGAAATACACGCCCAAGAAATATAAAAAGGACTGATTTCCATGTGCATAAAGAAACTGGTGTCACGTCTTGTCCGGAAGTATGGGACACGTGATCCATTTGAGATGGTAAAAGGAATGAATGTGATCCTGGTCCATTATCCCCTGGAAGGTGTCCGTGGCTTTTATCAATACTTTCAGCGGAATAATATCATCTATCTGGATGAACGGCTCACAGAGTCAGAGCAGCGCTTCGTTCTCGCTCATGAGCTAGGCCATCTGTTCCTACACAAGAAAGCGAATGCGCTCTTTATGGATTCCAGAACACACTTCAACACGGATAAATATGAGCGGGAAGCAGACACCTTCGCGATGGAGCTTCTGGTTCCAGACTCTGTGATCTTCGAGCATCCCGATCTGACGATCAGCCAGCTGGCCCGCCTGACCGGATACGCCGAAAAATTACTTGAATTACGATTAAAACTAGGGGGAAATTCATGAGTTTTTTCAATTTTTTTAAACCGAATCGATATGATATGGATTCTTTAAACGGTATAAATTCTATTCCTGTTCCGGCTAAAAATTATAATACTGGAGACCCAACAAAGGATTGTATTTATTACGTCTTGCAGCGAAAAGCAACCGAACATAAAAAGAATGGGAGAATGGATTTAGCTATTGCTTGTCTGCGGAAATCCAATTCGTTATCTGATTATGAAAGTCGCCCGCTTCTATTAGAGAAAGACTATCTCCGTTTAGTAAAATACATTTTGCAAACAGGAGATATCGCTCTGGCAGAAGAAGAGGAGGAAAAAAT